AATAAGTTTTAGAAGGGAAGAAAAAATATGAAAATATTAGTTTTAAATTGTGGTAGTTCATCACTAAAATATCAATTAATCAATATGGAAACAGAGCAAGTTATAGCAAAAGGAAATTATGAAAGAATAGGAACTGAAAAATCTTTTATAACACATAAAGTTAATGGTGAAAAATATGTTACAGAAAAAGCAGCTCCAACACATAAAGAAGCTCTTGAATTTATAATTGAACAATTAACAAAAACAGATTATGCTGTAATAAAAGATTTAAATGAAATAAATGCAATAGGTCACAGAGTTGTTCATGGAGGAGAAAAATTTGCAGACCCAGTTTTAGTTGATGACGATGTAGTAGCAGGAATTCGTGAATGTGCAGAATTAGCACCTGTTCACAATATGGCAGCTGCTATGGGAATTGAAGCATGTAGAAACTTAATGCCAAATAAACCAAATGTAGTTGTTTTTGATAATGGATTCCATCAAACAATACCAGAAGAAAGATTTTTATACCCAATTCCTTATCATTATTATAGAGATTACAAAATACGTAAATATGGTTTCCACGGAACATCTCATTCTTATGTATCAAAAAGAGTTGCAGAAGTAATGGGAAAACCTGTAGAAGAATTAAAAACTGTAGTTTGTCATATTGGACAAGGTGCAAGTATATGTGCTGTTGAAGGCGGAAAATCTGTAGATACAAGTATGGGATTAACTCCACTTGGTGGAATTATGATGTGTGCAAGAAGCGGTGATTTAGATCCATCAGTTGTAACATACATAATGAAAAAAGATAATATTGCACCAGAAAAAATGGATTTAATGTTAAATAAAGAATCTGGTTTACTAGGAATGTCAGGTGTTTCAGCAGATGTAAGAGATGTAGAAGCAGCTGCAGATGAAGGAAATGAAAGAGCAATACTTGCATTAAAAGCATATGACCTAAATATCGCACAATATGTAGCAAAATATGGAGTATCAATGGGAGGAATAGACACAATAGTATTTACACCGGCTGATGTGATGATTGTAGATTACGATAATCAGGAAATCAAAGGGATTATATTCAAGGATTCTTATACGGTTGGACGGAAATATTATACACGGCTTGAATATCATAGGTTTGTTGAGACAACAGTGGACGGAGTGACAACCTATCCGTATTATGTTTCTAATAGAGCCTATGTGTCAAAATCCCCTCAGAGCATTGGCGATAAGATTGACCTTAAACAGACAAAGTGGGCTGACCTAATGGCAGACACTCCGCCGATTCTTAAGGCGAACGGTGAGAAGCTGGACGGGCCTCTGTACGGAGTACTGCGGACACCGCAGGCAAATAACGTGGATATTAGTACGCCACTGGGACTTCCGATATTTGCCGAAGCCATTGAGGAGTTAAAAGACCTCGACATTGCATATAGCAGGAACGCAAAAGAAATTCTTGATTCTAAGCGAACTGTTCTGGCAGATGACAGATTGTTGATGCCGAGTGGCTCACCTGTCTCCGCTATGACACCACAGGCAATGGAACATAGATGCTTAGAAATGAGCTTACCAGATTATGTGAAAAACGTATTCGGGCAGGATAAGAAAGAGTTCTATCAAGAAATCAATCCAATTCTCAACACAGATACCCGTATAAGCGGCATAAATGCCCTTTTAAGCCAGTTAGGGTACAAGATTGGATTCTCCAACGGGTACTTCGTTTTTAACGAATCTAGCGGCATTCAGACAGCTACAGGAGTGGAAGCAGAACAGCAGAGGACAGTGCAGTTTATCAAAGACGTTCGAGATAAACTGGAATCCTGTTTGAACGAAGTTATTTACGCATTGAACGTTTACGCTGATTTGTACGGGCTTGCACCTGTTGGGGCTTATGAAGTCAATTATGATTTCGGAGACATTCTGTATGTGCGCGAAAACGACCGTGCAAGATGGTGGCAGTATGTGACCACTGGCAAGGTTCCGGCATGGCTGTATTTCGTGAAATTTGAAGGAATGACCGAGGATGAAGCGAAAGCAATGGTCAAAGAAGCTCAGCCAGACGAACCGAAATTATTTGGAGAGGAGTAAAAAGATGGCAGATAAACCAGTAACGAGAGAAGAAAAATATCTTGCGTACTTGACAGGTGATTACACGGGCGAAATCCCGAAGCCAATTACGCGAAAAGAAAAGTATTTATACGAATTATGTTTGAAAGGAATAGGCGGTGAAATCTCGCCGGAAGAAATCAAGAATGCAGTGAATGAGTACCTTGAAAAGAATCCAGTCAAGCCCGGAGCTACCACAGAGCAGGCACAGCAGATCGAGCAGAATAAGACAGACATTGCTTCGCTAAGGGAAGATTTAACTGAATTAGGCAATAAAATATTATATGAAGAATACGCTGATTTGTTACATGGGAAAGAACCAAAAGAAAAATGGTATATAGACGCATCAAATGGAACTGGGAGAACATTGGCACAATTTTTTTCTTATATAGATATTGATGTGTCTGAATATATAGGGAAAAAATTATATCCATATACGTCACATAAGGGTGCAACTGTTTATCACTCATCGAGGAGTGTTGTTTTTTATGATGAAAGCGGTGCATTTATTTCAGGAACTGGCATTAGCAGTAATAATCCAATAAATGGAATTGAAGTTCCTAAAAAATCAAAAACTGTATCCATATGTTTTAATTATGAAAGTGATGATAACCAGCCAATTAAACCACAAGTTTATTATCTAGCAATTAATAGGGAAAACAAAAATAAGCTGATGCTTAAAAAAGATGTTTTGATAGATTATGAACAAATTCAAAACAAACCTATCATCCCAACAAAAATGAGCGAACTTGAAAATGATATTGTAATAGATAATGTAAATGATGTTCAAACGATACGAAAGCCAACTATTTCATTTATTTTTGATGATGGATTACCGAGTACATCAGATTTGGTCTCATTATTTGATTCATATGGATGGAAATGTGGCTTTGCTATATTAGCAAATTCAAATCTTCCAAATATCAAAGATAATTTCTTATCATATCAATCTAAAGGTTATGAGATACTATCTCATAGTACCGATGGAGTAGCTATGCAAGATGATTCTTTAACGATTGATGATGTGGAAACAAAAATGAAAAAGTCAAAAGAAATCTTGATAAACAATGGATTTAATATAACTGGATGGGTTACACCAAGTACTTGGTTAAACAATAAATATTTTGATAATTTGTGTAAATATTACGAATATGGTTTTGGTCATTTAGATACCAATCAAGTTTTTAGTCATCATGTATTTTGGGGTAATGATATCCGCCAACTTGAAAGGTGGTCTTTGCAATCAAAAACATTAGAGCAAACAAAAGCTGAAATAGACTCAACTATTAATGAATGTGGATATTTATGTTTTTATGCTCATGCATATCCGTCAACCGTAAATGATAATTTTACAATTGAAAATATGAAAATCATTATGGACTATATCAAAAAATATATAGATAACGGAAAGGTACAAGTTTTGACTCCAAGACGTGCAATAAATGATTATTACACGGTAAGACATAGTGATTTGCTTGATTTATATAAAAAAGTAATTAACTAAAGAGAGCTTTAGTGAATTAAGTAAAAAAAAGTGGGGAGGATTAAAACCCCTCTCCACTTTGCAATAACATTATTAACAGCCAGAATCTTCTTGCTTAGATACAGCAAATGTCCTCACCGTATTTGCACCAGGGACATTGCCATCATTAATGCACTTAGCCATGCGAAGCATAGATATAATTTGTGATGAAGACGGATGTTCTTTTCCGCAGTTTGGACAAATTACCTTTTCCGTATTAATTTGTTCATTTACATAATAGTTGCAATTACAAGTGCAATAAATTTTCAGTTTTAAAAACATTTTGCGACACCTCCTTAATAGGCTGATTGTAGCATATTTTCAAAACATGTACCACGACTTTTATCGAAAGAGGTGATATATTATACTTAGTCCAGAATATTTACGCCGGATAACAGAGGGCAGTGAACAGATTGCAGAAGAATTGCATCAGTATATCATCTCTGAGATCGTGTCGAGAATGGTAGCAAGAATCGGCAGAGGTGAGGATTATATTCTGACCAATGCCGATGCGTGGAGAATCAGAACGCTACAGGAATCCGGTGAACTGCTAGAGGACATTCTGGCAGAATTATCCAGATACACCAAACGCGAACAGCAGGAACTTCTTGAAGCGTTTGAAGATGCCGGAATCACTGCTCTCGATTATGATGATAAGATATACAAGGCGGCAGGATTAAGCCCTGTACCGCTCGAACAGTCGCCAGCTATGATAAGACTCATGGAGCGAAATATGCTTGCGACTATGGGAGAATGGCGGAACTTCACAAGGACAACTGCAAATGCCGCTCAGAGGCTCTATATTGAGCAGTGTGACCTTGCATACAATCATGTGATGACTGGGGCAGTTGGATATACGCAAGCCATCAAAGAGGCGGTTAATAATGTTGTGAGTGATGGTGTTACGGTCACATATCCATCTGGCAGAAAAGATACAATTGAAACAGCGGTAGCACGTTCTGTCAGAACCGGCGTGGCACAGGCTACGGGAGATATATCCCTAAAACGCATGGAAGAAATGAACTGGGATTTAGTTCTGGTCAGTGCTCACATGGGAGCCAGAACAGGTGACGGCGGTGAGAATCCGGGAAATCACTCATGGTGGCAGGGCAAGATATACTCTCGTTCCGGAAAGAGCAAGAAATTTCCGCCATTCTCATTGACCGGATATGGAACGGCAAGTGGACTGTCAGGGGTCAACTGTCGGCATAGCTTTGGGGCAAGTGACGGGGAATTTAATCCTTACGCAGAACTATCGGCACAGGATAAAGCCGACAAAGGCAAACAGTACGAAAAGGAGCAGAGACAACGTACTTATGAGCGAAGAATCCGCAAAACAAAGCGTGAAGTCCTTGGAATGCAAGCGGCGGTTGATAGCTGCAAGGACGAACAGGCAAAATTTGCATTACAACAAGACCTTGACCGTAAGTCTTTTCTTCTCCAGAAACAAAATGCTGCATATAAGGACTACTGCAAGCAGAATGACCTAAGAGAGCTGCAAGACCGACTTATGATAGCGAAGTGGAACCGCCAGAATGCCGCAAAAGCCAGAGGAGCGGCAAAACGATATAAGACAGCAAAGGGGATTGACTGATGGACAGATGGGAATATTATAATCCAAATCCTGTTAAGGATAAGAGAACAGGAGATTGCGTTGTCCGAGCAATATGCAAAGCAACTGACTTCGACTGGGAAACGGTATTTGTCGGATTAATGATACAGGCATATGCTCTGTCAGATATGCCATCAGCTAATTACGTTTGGGGAGCGTACCTCTACAAACATGGGTACAGACGCAAACTGATTGAACAATCAGAGCGATATATCTATACAGTCAATGATTTTTGTGCAGAACATCCGACAGGCACATACATTCTCTGCGTAGATGGTCATGTGGTGACGGTACAAGAGGGCAAATATTTCGATACATGGGATAGTGGTAATGAGATCCCAATATACTACTGGGAAAAGGAGTAGCTAAATGAGCATATCAGAATTTGTACAGATTTTTCTTTCTATCTGCGGAGGGGTGTCTATTGTCGGAGGGGCAGCAGCTGTTATTTTTAAGTGGATTACTCCGGCATTTCGGCTCAACAAGCGAGTTGAGACACTAGAAGAACATGATAAGCGAGATTACGAGAGTCTTCAGAGGATTGCGGAACGTGATTCATTGATTTTGGAAGTGCTATCAACCATGCTGGATAGTCAGATTAGTGGGAATAATGTAGAAGAATTAAAAAAAACAAAACAGAAGCTTACAAATTATCTTGCGCAGAATCAGCGTTAGCATTAGTAAGGGGTATGCTCATGAAATTATATGTGTTCACGAAGAAAGATATAGACAGATTCTTGATAGAGTGTAATTTCACACCGGACGAAGAAAGATTGTTCCGACTGAGATGTAAAGAACATACGCTCGAATACTGCGCTGAGCAGATGAACGTGAGTATATCTACGGCAAAACGGTTAAGCCGCCGGGTGAACAATAAAATAATTAAAGTGTGCTGATACTTTTTGGATACTAATTAGAGCCAGAAACGACCTGTTTCCGGTTCTTTTTTTATGTAAAAATATAATCAGAAAGGCGGTGTATAAGATGGCATTATATAACAATCCTTATCAATATAGTTTTGGTGCTCCTGGGCAAATGAACCAGTTCCAGCAACAGCCTGTCCAGATTCCAGCTCAACCAGTACAGCAACCACAGCAGAATAATAGCGGTATCCTGTGGGTATCCGGCGAAGTCGGCGCAAAATCCTATCTGGTAGCACCCGGGACAAGTGTTTTGCTGATGGACAGCGAAAGTGAAAAGTTCTACATAAAATCCACAGATGTATCCGGTATGCCACAACCACTGCGGACATTTGAATACCACGAGGTAGGTTCTCAGATGCCGCCTAAGCAGCCTGTTCAGAACATGGACAGTAAATATGTTACTCGACAGGAATACGATGATTTGAAAGGCAAATACGAAGCTATTATAAACCGATTAAATTCATTTTCTGAACCTGTTAGGGCTAATACCGTACAGGAATCAGCAATCAAGGGAGGAAATGCAGATGAGTAATCCATTATTTAACGCACTTGGCGGCGGGATGCCGCAGGGAAACGGACCAATGCAGATGATACAACAATTTATGCAGTTTAAACAGAATTTTAAGGGAGATCCGAAAGCAGAAGTCGAGAAAATGTTGCAGTCTGGAAAGATTTCTCAACAGCAACTTAATCAGGTTCAGCAAATGGCAGGGCAATTCCAGCACATGTTGAAAGGAATGAAATAGTACATTACAATCTGGCCAGATTGATGTAAATACACAAAAAGGAGATTATATTATGGATGGAAATTATAGCTTAGCAGATATTGCCGCTGCTACTGGAAACGGTAGAAATAATGACGGCATGTTTGGTGGAGATGGTAGCTGGTGGATTATTGTTTTATTCATCTTTGCTTTCTTCGGATGGGGAAACAATGGCTGGGGCAATAATGGAAACGGCGGCGGATATGTAGCCACAGCAGCTACTCAGGCGGATATTCAGAGAGGATTCGACAATTCCGCTGTGATCAGCAAGCTTGACGGAATCAATAACGGACTCTGTGATGGATTCTATGCAGTGAACAACGGTATGCTTACCGGATTTAACGGAATCAACACCAATATCATGCAGACTGGTTTTGGAATCCAGCAGGCAATCAATGCCGATACTGTAGCCAATATGCAGAACACAAATGCGCTCCAGGCACAGCTTGCGAACTGCTGTTGTGAAACCAGGGAAGCTATCCAGGGCGTAAATTACAATATGGCACAGAACACCTGTGCATTGCAGAACACCATGAACAGCAACACAAGAGACATTATCGACAGCCAGAATGCAGGGACAAGAGCCATTCTTGATTATCTTTGCAATGAAAAGATTTCTTCTCTTCAGGCTGAAAACAATGACCTCAGACGCGCCGCATCCCAGGATCGCCAGTCTGCACTTCTCACAACTGCAATGGCTTCTCAGACACAGCAGCTCATTAATGCAATCAATCCGGCACCGATTCCGGCATATCAGGTTCCTAATCCGAACACGTATTACGGATGCGGATGCAACGCTGGATGCAATTGCTGATAACTTCATATTGAGAGTATCTTTCGATTGATTTCGGATGTCGGCTTATGCCGTATTACACAGAGGGGCAGGCTGAGACCTGTCCTTTTGTGATATGAAAGGAGTATTTTTATGGCAGAATTTACAAATGTAGCTGCTCAGACTGTAGCAGCAAATGGAAACGTAGTATTTTCAAACACAGCAGTCAAAGGTTCTAACTGTATTCAGCACAGAGAGGGAAGCGGAATCATTACCCTGAGAGGGCTTACTAACCAGTGTAAAGCAAGATTTTTCGTGGATTTTTCTGGCAATATCGCAATTCCAACAGGCGGTACTGTCGGAGCTATTTCTCTGGCTATCGCAATCTCTGGCGAACCTGTATTATCTTCTCAGATGATTTCCACGCCGGCGGCAGTGGATCAGTACAATAATGTGTCTTCCGGAATTTACGTGGATGTACCACGCGGATGTTGCGTTAATATCGCGGTAGAAAACACAAGCGATCAGGCTATTTCTGTTGCGAACGCAAACATTGTTGTGACCAGAGAAGCGTAGGAGGTGTGATTATGAGAGATATTAAAGACTTATGTGCAAGAATCGAAGATGAACTTTCCAAAATCGCTGATAATGGACTGACCACCGGAAATCTGGAAATGACATACAAACTGATTGATATGTACAAAGATATCAAGAACACGCAGTACTGGGACAAGAAAGTGGAATATTACAACACTGTTCTTGATGAGATGCGTGGTGGCGGATACAATGACGATTACAGTGAACGTGGAAGAAAGCGCGACAGTATGGGGAGATACAGTTCAAATGATGGCAGAATGATGCCGGATTACGACAGGGGCAGTTCTTATGCCAGACGTGGTGAACATTATGTCAGAGGGCATTACAGTCGCTCTGATGGGCGAGACGCTTACGATGACTACATGGCGCAGAAGCAAAGCTATCGCTCCGGCAAGTCTGAAGACTGCAAAAGGAAGATGCTTGCCGCTCTGGAAGAACATCTGGACGAACTTACAACAGAAATGAGCGATATGTCTAAAGATGCGGAGTGCCGGGAGGAACGCGATCTTGTCAAGAGATACGTAGAAAAACTTCGGGATATGCTTTAAAAACGCAAAAAGTGGTAGAGAGGTAGTTAAAAGAAATCTGTTATAATGTAATTGTGCAGCAGGAAGCACAAGTAAAACGGTTGTTTTGACATTTTCGTTTTAATCCTCCTTTCTTTAATTTAGTAGCTGGTGCGCACGCTTTAATGGAAAGTTAAACAGGTTCGAATCCTGCCGTGCGTATTTGTCATCTGGCACGCAAGATGGCTCACCTCCTTGATTAAGGTTTTTGTTATTCATACTTTTCTTTTAAAAAAAGAAATAAATATCCGAAACAACTCGTGGCAGGCATAACACGTTAAATATCTTGCTAACCCGGGAATCCGGGTTATGTGGAATGTAGCTCAGTAGGAAGAGCGGAGATGCTGAATTCTTGACGTCAGAGGTTCAAGTCCTCTCATTCCATTACCCTGCCAGTGGTCTAACTGGCTTAATCCAATACCTGCGGCGGCAGGTCAATAAACACGACCAGGAGGATATATATGCAGAAACTTATTGACACATTAAAATCATTTGGAATCGAAATCCCGGAAGATAAACAGGCAGATGTGAAGAAAGCACTCTCTGAGCATTACAAAAATGCTAAGGAAGTAGCAAAAACCCTGTCGAAAGTCGAGGGAGAACGTGATGACTGGAAAGAACGTGCTGAAGCAGCAGAAGAGACCCTGAAAGGTTTTGACGGTATCGACCCGGCAAATGTTAAAACCGAGTTAGAGACTTGGAAACAGAAAGCGGCAGATGCAGAGAAAGAATTTAATGCAAAAATCTATGACCGTGATTTCTCAGACGCACTCAAGGCGGCACTCGATGATGTTAAGTTTTCCAGTGAAGCGGCTAAGAAGTCTGTTATGGCAGACATCAAAGAAGCAGGCCTTAAACTGAAAGACGGTAAAATCCTTGGACTGAATGATCTGATCGAGCAGATGAAACAGTCTGACGCATCCGCTTTTGTAGATGAATCTCAGCAACAGGCTCAGCAGAACCAGGCAAGATTTACCACTCGCGTTGGACAGCAGCAGACACCGGGAAGTATGACTAAGAAAGATATCGAAGCAATTAAAGACCCGTCCGAAAGACAGGCTGCAATTGCTCAGAATATCCAGTTATTCCAGTGATTTTTTACACCGACTATACACCAGAGTATAGCCGCTAACCCAATACCTTAATAGTTATGGGTAGAAAGGATTTTTTTATATGGCAGCAAAAGCTAATCTTATTATGAGTAATGATATTCAGGTCACAGCGCGTGAGATTGACTTTGTAACCAGATTCGAAAGAAACTGGCAGCACTTACGTGATATTCTGGGCATCATGAGACCTATCAAAAAACAGCCGGGTGCTGTACTCAAGTCCAAATACGCAGAGGGTACTTTGCAGCGTGGAAATGTTGGTGAGGGTGAGGAAATCCCTTACAGCAAGTTTACCGTAAAAGAAAAGACCTATGCGGAAATGACTATCGAAAAGTACGCAAAGGCTGTATCTATCGAAGCAATCAAGGACCACGGTTATGAGAACGCCGTTCAGATGACTGATGATGAATTCCTTTTCCAGCTTCAGACTGATGTTACCGGCAGATTTTACGACTATCTGAAAACCGGTACACTTACTTCCACAGAAACTACATTCCAGATGGCTCTGGCAATGGCTAAGGGTCGAGTAGAAAACAAATTCAAGCAGATGCACAGAAATGTGACTGGTGTTGTTGGATTTGTGAATATTCTGGACGTATATGAATATCTCGGAGCAGCTGAGATTACTATTCAGAACCAGTTCGGATTCCAGTATATGAAGGATTTTATGGGATTCAACACAATCTTTTTACTGTCTGACAGCGAAATCCCGAGAGGACAGGTTATTGCTACTCCTGTTGAGAACATTGTCCTGTACTATGTAGACCCGAACGAATCTGACTTCGCAAGAGCAGGACTTGTATACACCGTATCTGGTGAGACAAACCTGATCGGATTCCACACTCAGGGCAACTATCACACAGCAGTGTCCGAAGCGTTCGCAGTTATGGGACTTACTCTTTTTGCGGAGTACATTGACGCAATCGCAGTAATCACCATTGATGAGACACCAACACTTGGTACTCTGACAGTAACATCTGCGGCAGGAACAGTAACTGGTGATACAAAAATCACTGTAAATCCGGCTAAGGAAAACTCCAACAACGTATACAAATACAAAGTTGCAACAGACGCAGTAACTGTTGGATATGGACAGAACCTCAGGAACTGGACTTCTTGGGACGGAAAAGCTGACATCAAGGCGGCAACCGGACAGAAGATCACAGTAGTTGAGTGCGATGGAACATACAAGGCACTGAATGCCGGAAGTGCGAGCGTAACAGCAAAATCATAAACACAGGAGGTAACTGGCATGGCTTACGCAGATTATAAATTCTATACAGAATCATTCGGCAATGTCGTGCCAGAAGCTGACTTTCCACGACTGGCAGAAAGAGCCAGTGATTTTGTGGACACAATGACGTTTGATAGACTGGTGGATGGGCTGCCAACAAATGAACGCTCACAGAAGCGCATCAAAAAGGCAGTTTGTTCATTAGCTGAATTAATGTATCAGATTGAACTTGCTGAGAAGAACGCAATCAATCAGGCTTCGACAAATCTTACCGACACAAATGTCGGGAACATCAAAGCCGGTGCAGTAACCTCTGTATCCTCCGGCAGTGAATCCATTTCCTACGCCACACCTCAGCAGATTGGAGCGAGTGCAAAGGAATGGAGTGCGGTATATGCCGCCGCCGGAGATGCACAGAAAACGAACGACTTGCTTCTTAAGACAGCTTTGCCGCTTCTGATGGGAGTAAGGACGGATGATGGAATACCAATATTGTATGCAGGAGTGTGATAGAAATGATGGAATTAAAACAGACTGTTGAAATGATGAATAGTGCAGATTACAAGGAACGCTTTAAGGCAGAGTATATGCAGGTGGTTATTCGATATAAGAAACTTGCGAATATGCTTGAAAAATGGGATAAAGGAGAACTCCCATTTACTCCTACTTGTCCGAGAAGTACTTACAATATGCAGGTAAGAGCAATGACGGATTATATTGCAGTTCTGGAAGCAAGGGCAGTTATGGAAAATGTGAATCTGGAGGACTAAGCTATGGACATTTCAACATTAGGCTCATGTATAGCAATCGTTATGATTTGCTACATCGTAGGAATGGGCTGTAAAGCATCAAAAAGAATCTCTGATGAATGGATTCCAGTGATCATGGCGGTTATTGGTGGCATTCTCGGAGCTGTCGGGATGGGAGTTATCCCGGACTTCCCGGCAACGGATTATATCACAGCGGTTGCGGTCGGTATGTTTAACGGATTATCGGCTACTGGCGTGAATCAGATTATTAAGCAGACAACGCAGAAAGAATAATATTAAGGAGAGGGTATCATGTACGAAAAAACGGTGACGATTTTTGACTATTACGAATCAGCCACGACAGGAGATGCGTACTGGTATCCTCACGTGCTATCCGGCGTTGATCTCATTACGGACAAGGGAGCAATCCTTAAAAAGTACGGACCAGACGCAACTGACAACGCACAGTTACACATCCGCTATACCGTCCAGAACGGCGATATAACCATTACTGATAAAGACGGTAAGATTCTTCCATGGGTGCCGCCTAAAGAGTGGAAGCAGCAGATCAACAACGCTCTGGAAGACACTATCACATTCTCAGATGAATCGTTCTTCTGGGAGGGTGAGTGGACTGGCGGAACAGTAACTGATGGTGATTACAGAAATGGATTTTATCAGTACATGAATGAGAATAAGGATAACGTGTTCAAGATTACCAGTGTAGGCGGTCCGTATACACTGATTCCTCACTTCGAGATTCTTGGTAAGTAATATGAGCAAAATTCATCATTTCAAAGGATTCTCCGTAGTTGACGGAGATATGAAAATCAAACTGAATATGGATAGATTTTCTAGGCAATACCAAGAAGCCCAGTATCTCCTTGATGGAATGGTTATGGACAGTATGGTTCCGTTCATGCCGATGATTACAGGGGACTTTATCAACCGGACAAGAGTTGAGAGTGCATCCTTGCAAGGAACTGGGAAAGTATGTGCGGCGGCGGCTCCTTATGGACGTTTTCTGTACGAGGGGAAAGGAATGGTTGATGAAGCAACTGGAAGTCCCTACGCAAGACGTGGAGCAAAGAAAGTTCTTGTCAGTCAGTTTTCTGGTCAGACAGCCGCAAAGGAAAATCTTGAATACACCAAACAGGCTCACCCACGGGCACAAGCCCATTGGTTTGATGCCGCAAAACGACAATACGGCAGTACATGGATTCGCAAAGTAAAAGCACAGGCAGGAGGTGGCAGACATGGCAGATAAGCCAATTGGCAAAGATGCAACTGGATATGAGATTCTGACAGATGCAATGAAAGCACTTCTGAACCAGTATCCCGGATTGTATCAGGGTGAAAGCATCAAGTTCGAAGAGCTGAACAAAGATTCCGGAATCGCTTTCTCGGCAGACAACGGGGCCTTGATCTATTCAGAAAAAGAAGACGTGTGCGGAGTAATGCATCAGGTGTGCCAGTACCCATTTTATGTGGTTTATCGAACGGCATCCGACAAAGAACGGCAGAAGTTATCTGTTCAGAAGTTTCTGGACAGTCTCGGTAAATGGATATGTCGAGAACCAGTTATTATAAATGGCTCTGAGACACGCTTATCTGCTTTTCCAGAGCTTTCGCAAGGAAGAGTAATAAAACGTATCACTCGTGATAATTCCTATGGTTTAGAGCCACAGGAGAGTGGCGTACAGGACTGGTTATTGCCATTGTCAGTACGCTACGAAAATACTTATGAAGTAATATAACGTAACAACCGGCTATCAATTAGAGATAGTCGCTAACCTACACAGCCTTTTAAAAATGATAGGCAGAAAGGACATTTCTATGCCAGTAACAGGAAAAATTGACCGTAAATATATGGCTCATTACATTGATTCAGGTTCCCTCTGCGGAGGACTGACACCGAAATATGAGCGTCTTGGAAAAGATCTGGAAGAGTATAACGTAGAACTCAATCCAGATACTGAAACATCTAAAAACATTCTCGGAGAATCCACATTCAAGCATAACGGCTACGAAGCTTCTTCTGACGCTGATCCGTTCTATGCAGACACTACTTCCGATCTGTTCACAGCATTACAGAAGATCGTAGATGGGCGTCTCAAAGACGACAACCTCAAAACAAAAGCAGTTGAGGTTCATCTCTGGACAGAAGCCACAGCAGGCAAGTATGAAGCATACCAGCAGGAATGCTATGTTGTTCCAACAAGCTACGGCGGTGATACGTCCGGCTATCAGATTCCGTTCACAGTTAATTACGTTGGAGAGCGCGTCAAAGGTAAATTTGACATTACTTCCGGCTCATTCACAGCTGACAGCGAATAATTTTTTAGGAGGGCGTAGAAAATGGCAAAAACAATTAATACAAGCATTGATGATGGATTTCTTATTTTTACATTCACAAACAAGCAGGGAGAAGTATTTTCTTCATTTAAGATAAACCCTACCGACATTAATGTTGCAGCAAGAGCAGAGGAAATCGAACCATTTTTTGAACAGATACAGGACAGCATTCAGAAGGTCACATCAAGTAAAGAAATGGCGGATCTGAACAATCAGATTGAAGATAAAATGAACTATCTGTTAGGGTATGAAGCTTCAATGGATTTATTCAAGGAACCAATTACTGCAACAACTGTATTCCCGAACGGTCAGGTTTTTGCATATATCGTGCTTGATAAAATTTCAGAAGCAATTGCACCGGAAATTGAAAAAAGAAAGAAGAAAATGCAGGCTACTGTTGATAAGTATACGGAGAAATACACAAAATGACCGCTTACGAGTTACCCACCTCACTAAATATCTGTGGGGTGGATTTTTCTATCAGAACGGATTTTCGAGCAATCATAGATATTCTGATTGCACAGAACGACCCGAATCTTGACAACTACGGAAAAAAAATAGTAATGCTGAAGATCCTCTATGAAGACTTGGAAAGCATTCCACCAGAGAACGTAGAAGAGGCTTGTAAGAAGGCTTGTGAATTTATTGACTGCGGACAGACGGACGACGATTCGGGAAAGCCGAAGCCACGCTTGATGGACTGGGGACAGGACGGGGAAATGATTATTCCGGCGGTAAACAAGGTAATTCATAGCGAAGTTAGAGCGGCACCTTATATGCATTGGTGGACATTTTTTTCGTATTTCATGGAAGCGGGAGAATGCTTGCTTAATACAGTTATCGGGATTCGATCAAAAAAAGCTTTTGGCGAAAGATTAGATAAATGGGAAAAGAAATTCTACCACGATAACAAGAATCTTATTGATATAAAAACGCGTCTCTCTGAAGAGGAACAGGCTTATAAAGATAAGCTTAACGAGATGCTTAACCTCAAATAGTTAGGAGGTGGACACATGGCTGCTGATGGCTCAGTCATTATTGATACCAGAATGGACACGTCTGGCGTACAGAACGGCGTGTCTGCAATAAAAAAGTCATTTAACGGCCTTGGAAGTGCTGTAAAAAAAATCGGTCTGCTGATTGGTGGGGCTTTTGCGGTTGGCAAGTTGGTACAGTTTGGAAAAGAGTGTGTAGAACTCGGCTCTGACCTCGCAGAAGTGCAGAACGTGGTCGATGTTACATTTACCACCATGTCCGACAAAGTAAATGAATTTGCGAAGAACGCCATGACCTCAGCCGGACTGTCAGAGACAATGGCAAAAAGGTATGTCGGTACGTTCGGAGCAATGTCTAAGTCGTTCGGTTTCTCTGAAGCACAGGCTTACGATATGTCAACGGCCTTGACGCAGCTAACTGGTGATGTAGCATCATTTTATAACATCAGTCAGGACTTGGCTTATATCAAGCTGAAATCAGTGTTTACTGGCGAAACGGAAACGCTCAAGGATCTCGGCGTGGTAATGACCCAGTCGGCACTAGACCAGTACGCACTGGCGAACGGTTATGGTAAAACCACATCCGCCATGACCGAGCAGGAGAAAGTGGCTCTTCGTCTGGCTTTTGTACAGAAACAGTTATCTGCCGCATCTGGTGACTTTATCCGTACTTCTGACAGCTGGGCGAACCAGGTTAGGGTGATGCAGCTGCAGATCCAGTCCCTGAAAGCTACAGTCGGACAAGGACTGATTAACATCTTCACTCCGGTCATAAAAGTGATAAATATCTTATTGGCAAAACTTGCCACGGTTGCAAATGCCTTTAAGTCCTTTACGGAACTGATAACCGGGAACAAATCATCCGGGCAGACGGGAGCCAGTGGAGCGGGACTTGCTGGAACAGACCTGTCAGCCACAGAAGATGCTTATGCCAGTGCTGCGGATGGAGCTGATAGTCTGGCTGATGCTACGCAGAATGTAACAGATTCCACGAAGGACAGTACAAGCGCGTTAAATAAGCAGACCAAGGCTCTAAAAAAGAATATTGCTCCGTTTGACGAATTAAAGGTTATTGGAAAAGAAGCGGCGGATGCGATATCTGGTGTGACAAAAACGCCTACCGTAAAGGCAGACAATATTAGCCTCGGAAATGTTGGACAGGTAGATTACGGAGGATTGGCAAAAGGAGAAAGCCAGATTGACAAACTCAGCAAATCCGCAAAGAAATTATCCGATATACTTAAGCAAATCTGGAAGCCTTTTCAGGAAGCTTGGAGCAGAGAGGGTAAGAATACTATTGATGCTGCAAGGTATATGTTTTCTAGTCTTGCTGAACTTGCAAAGAGTGTCGGAAAAAGTATTATGGAAGTCTGGACAAATGGAACAGGTACGGAAATGTTATCTACCATGCTTCGGATTTTTCAGAACATTTTCAAGATAATCGGAAATATTGCAAGTCAGTTATCTAAAGCATGGAATAAAAATAATGTTGGAACAAAAATTATTCAAAATTTAGCGAATGCTTTTCAGAAAGTTCTTGATTTTATTGAAAATATAACAAAAGCAACAGCGGACTGGGCCGGAAAACTTGATTTTTATCCGTTACTGGATTCTATTAAGAACCTCACAAAATCCTTTGCACCAATTATCGAAGCACTTGGAAATGTTCTTGAATGGATATATACCAACATTATTTTACCATCATTGAAGTGGTTGATTGAAACAGGCGTTCCTACACTTATTAATATTGTATCAGGGTTTTTAAACTTCCTCGGAGAACATCAGACGCTGGTCGAAGCGTTCGGAGCGGCACTTATAGGAATGTTTGCAACAGCGAAGATTATCCCATTGGTTACTACACTTATCAGTAATATCGGCAATATTGGACTTGCGTTGAAAGGCTTAATTGCCCTCATGACGGGTTCCGGTGGCATACTTGGCGGAATATCTGCAATAGCAACAGCGATCGGACCGGGCGGACTGATTATTGCTGCAATCGGTGCGGTAATAGCAGCGGGTGTTTTGCTTGTGAAAAATTGGGATTCTATAAAGGACTTTTTCGGAGGTATAGTTGATTACTTTGGTGAAAAAAGCAGAGCATTCATAGAAAAAGCCACAAATACAGCCAGTTCTTTAATAGAAAAAGTAAAAAATGCTGGTTCAATCTTGCTTACCTCAATAAAAGAAACAGCATCTAAGATTATATCTACTATTGGGAATATCTTGCAATATCTCATAACGATTTTCATAAATGGATGGAATGCAGGATGGTTAAAAGTCAAAGAAGTATTCAAAAATATATTTGACTCGTTAGTAAATATTGCAAAAGTCCCAATTAATGGCGTGATCGGCTTAATTAATGGAATGATTCGTGGAATTATCTCAGGGGTAAACACAGCTATTGGCGTATTGAATAGGATAAAGATTAAAGTTCCTGATTGGGTGCCGAAGATTGGAGGAAGTACCTGGGGATTTACAATTCCGACCATGACAGCGCCACAGATTCCGTACTTGGCAAAAGGTACAGTTGTGCCGCGAAACGCCGGAGAGTTTGCAGCAATCCTCGGTGATAACAAGCGTGAGACAGAGGTTGTATCTCCACTGTCGACGATGAAACAGGCAATGATGGAAGCTTTGAAAGAATCTGGAAATGGCGGTAGTGGTTCGCCTCAGTATATCGTATTGAATATTGACGGAAACGAATTCATCCGCTGGTTGAGAGATCAGAACGGGCAATACAGGAACCGGACAGGCTTCGGAATCTTTGAAGGGTAGGTGAGCACATGAGCGAATTTAGTTCAGGGAATTTTCAGGGATGGCTATTAAAATTCGGGACTCAAGAATTTCCACATGAATTTATCAAAAGAGCAACATGGAAAAGCACACCGAATCAAAGACTTGAAAATGATTCATGGACAGATATGAAAGGATATTTGCACAGGGACACACTCCCACATTATCGTACAAAGATAGAATTTGAAACAGTTGACGATTTAACCCTAGAAGAAAAAATAAAAATTCAAAATGTAATGAATTCCTCAATTATCAATAAGCAAGAGCGTAAAGCAAATATCACCTACTGGAATGACGAAACAAATACATATACGAATGCAAAAGTATATGTTCCAGATATTGACTTTACAATTAATGAAATTGATAAAAAAAGAGGGATGGTGTTTTATTCAAGCATCCGAATCGCACTGATCGAATACTAACAACCAGAGTGCATGGGTGTCACAGCTCATGTGCTCTTTTATATTATAGACGGGAGGATGATTATGGCAGATACAGTATCTTTTGACAGTTTATTGGATACAACGGCCGGGATGACTGCTGTTGTCAACAACACAAAACACGACGAGGATGTAGTTAGTGTCACAGGCGTTGATTGGTTTACCTACGCAGGAAATACCGCCAGTACCATATATGTTTCTGGAAACAATTTCATCGGATTTGGGCAAAACGCCGAACAACTCAAAATCTGGCGTAGGGATGGCGCGGTTTATTATATTTACCGACAGGAAGGAACACTTACGTCGGGAAAAAGATTCATCAAAATCAGAGTTGAAGGATACGTACATTATTCAAGCACATCATCGTCATATGCGCTGAAATACGAAGTATTTCTGATAGAAGGACAGACATTATTTATCAATGTTATTCAGATACCTACAAGCAGTTCGTACACTGGCATGTCATCAATCATTGACGGCAAAACCATAACATATCTGACTATTTCCGTAACTTCTACAGTGCCAATTTCGATTCTAGTAAAAAACGCAGGTGTGTCGCAGATAGTTAGCTATGAGAAATTTGTTGAAGACAAATACGTCACTGGAATTACTGTGTCAAAAATGCCAAATAAGACCACGTACTATCAGGGTGAATTATTCGACAGCACAGGACTTGAAGTATCAAAGACATACAATGATGGAACATCAGAATCCACTACCGATTATGAATTATCAGGATTTGACAGCAGTTCCGCAGGCACAAAGACCATAACCGTTACTGCATCCGGCAAGACGACAACATTTGAGATTTCTGTCTCAGAAGCTTCTATTACCGCCATATCAGTAACGACTATGCCAAGCAAGGTGAATTATCACATAGGAAAAGAATTTGATTCTACAGGTATTGTGGTGACTGCAACGTTAAGTGATGGAAACACTATAGACGTTACAAAGGATTGTACATATTCTGGGTTTGACAGCAGTTCTCCAAAAACAAATACGATAACGGTAACCTATGGAATATTAACAACTACGTTCGATATTACAATTATGCAACCATTGAGTATAACTGGCGGAAACTATTCATCAGACACATACTTTGTTGGAGAAACTACAGATATATCCGTATATAGCATAACTGTTTCATATTCGGACGGCTTCGAGTATGTAACAAGTGGATATACAGTTAATAATGTAGTGGTCACAGAACCGGGCTCGTTACTGATAACGGTTGAGTATTTTGGAGTGTCAACGACCGTTTCAACAAAAGTTTTAGATTCCTTTTCGGTGAAAATCGGAACGCCTACTAAAGATGATGTAACTGCAATATTCGATCTCGAAACAAATATATTGAGTATTTCGGGAACCGGCGAATTTAATAATAACTTATCTGACAATGCAGAAGGTATAGCCTGCCCAAATTCATTATACACAAGATGTAAGCAGATTGTATTTAGCGACGGTATTACTAAGATTCCGAGTAATTTCGGTAGTAGATTTTCAAGCTTAGAAAATCTTGTATTTGGAAATGATATATCCGAAATTGGTGTCGGTAACTTCAATAAATATCTAGGGACATCTTTATCTTTTTCAGAATCTTTTGTAAAAATTTCAAGTGGTTGCTTTAACGACTGTCCGAATCTGTCAGAATTGACATTTCACGAAGGACTCGAAGAAATTGGGAGAAGTACATTCTGTGGTTGTTCTTCGTTGAAAAATTTGATTCTTCCATCGACACTCAAGAGTATGTCATATTGTTTCCAAGGGGGCACTCTTGAAAACTTGGAAATAGGAGGCAACGATGCAATATTTGCATCGTCTGGCGAAGGGGGCACTATATATAATATTTCTGCAAAAAATCTAGTTATTCGCGGAGGTACTATTTATAGTAATGTTTTTAACAGGAAGAACATCGAAACGTTGGCTTTAAACGGGACTGTAAAATGGAATGGCACTGGTCAATTTGCTACATGTTCAGAATTAAGATCTATATCAATAGGGAAAGGTATATCAAGTATTCCTGTTTCCTGCTTTGCCAGTTGCGGTCTTCTGAACAATGTTGTTATTCCGGATAGTGTTACGGAAATTGGTGTAAATGCTTTTAGCGAATGTACCTCACTAAATTCGATAGAATTATCTAATAAGATTAAAAAAATTCCAGATTATTGTTTTAGTAAATGCGGCTTTGAAACGTTTACGATTTCAGATGACTTGTCAATAGAAGAACTTGGAAACGCAATATTCCAAGCTTGCTCCAAATTAAAAACAGTATATATTGGAAAAAATGTAAAAACTATTGCTAGTGGTGCTTTCGATGGTAATTCTGGTATAACGATTAAAATTAACCAAACAAAAGATTCCATATCTGGTTCTCCTTGGTCAGCCTCAAACGCAACAGTTGAATGGGTGGAAGTTCAACTTGTCAAAATTGAGATTAGTTCATTGCCGCATAAGCTGAAATACAAAAAAGGGGAAAAATTTGATAGCTCTGGATTGATTGTAAACGCAACTTATGACGATGGAAGAGTAGAAGAAGCAACAAGCTATACATTATCAAATCCAGATATGTCAACCGCTGGAGTTAAGACTGTTAATGTAGCTTACGAAACACAATCCACTACCTTTGATATTGTAGTCATAGAGATCATCAAAATAGAAATCACGGCTTTGCCAACTAAAGTAGAATATTCCAAAGGAGATACACTAGACACTTCTGGGATGCTAATTTCGACAGTCTGGACAGATGGCTCAAAAGAAGTTTTAACAGACGGATATACTGTGTCTGATTTGGATAGTAGTGAAGCAGGAGAAAAGACTATTACAGTTACATATCAGTCGTTTACTGCAATGTTTACCGTTGAAGTAGTTCCTGATACTGTCGGAATCCGTATTTCTCATTACCCAAATAAGATTTATTATAGAATTGGGGAATCGTTCGACCCAACCGGGTTAACTGTAGCGGCAGTAAGACAGGACGGAACCGAGAAAGAAATTACAGATTATGATATTTCTGGTTTCGATAGCTCCACCGCAGGTTCTAAGACTATCACAGTTTCTTATAATACAACAACCAACGGAGTTTCCAAATTTGTCGGCTCTGATAGTTTTCAAATTAAAGTCACGAACGACGGGAAAAACCCATTTGATGATAGTTCAAGTGGTGGCTCAAGTGGCGGCTCTGGTGATGTTGAAGAAGAGAAAACCGAGCCAATAGAAATAACAGTACACTGGATTAACGGAGAATTTGCTGACCTTACAAACGAAAATATCGACCAGAAGACGATTACTTTACAGGAGTCAATTTGCTCTGAACAGTATTTTATCTTCGGCGGTTGTGTCTGCAATCAGATAACGTTTCAGGCTCACCACGACCAGTTTAACGGTACCTCGGAAGAGTTTTACCCCTCTGGAAAAATTGAAGTTTACATCGAGAGAAAAGGAACAAGAATCAAAATTTTCACAGGTGAAATCGACAGTGCGGAGCGGAAAGCAAACTCCCTGACACGTAATTTTATCGCATATGATTATCTGTATAAATTACGAAATACTGACATTGCTCGATGGTATAAAAACCAGACGACTGATAAGAAGAAAAAGCTGACTCAAAAGCAATTTAGAGATAAATTATTTGAGTTTTTGGGACTCGAACAAGTTAGTACAAAACTGCATTGGGACGACACCTATGTGCCTGATACGAATAACTCAAATGAGATGAATGTAGTGAACATTCTGAAAGATTTATGCTTGCAGAATGACCGTTTTGGATGGATGAACAGGGATGGCAAGTTTGAGTATCTGAAGCTTCGCCAGAACAGTTATAGGTACGGGCAGACTACCGGTAATCAGAACATTTATAAATACTACGGTAACGAAGAAGTACACCTTGATACATTCAAAAGTTTTACCGCAAAAGAGGGTAGAATTTGGTTCCCGAATGTTATATTTTGTGATCCTGACCCGAATAGAGCCTTCGGCTTTACGCAGGGCGACTATACAGCGCAAGAAGCGTATGACAACAACGTTTATTACAACAGAAACAGCTTCTTTGTAGGAAATGAAGACTGGCTAAATTACGTTTGGGATGCAGACGAATATGGCGGTATTTCAAGGGCTGAACCAATTATGAAGATTTGCTATGGTGTATTCGTAAATCAAGATTTGCGGAAATATTATCGTGCGCAGGGATATACTGCCGAGGTTCAGGGAAACCCACTGAACATGGTTGGTCAGGCAGTCGAACTCTACTATAAAAAGCAGATTCAGCACGACGAACAGGAGCCTACAGAACTGCAATGGTACGTTCATTCATACATCATGAGCAGGGTACTCAAAATCGGCGCTACAGACATGATTGACACCTATTCTGCCAACAATGCACCGTTTAATAGTAACAGCCAGCAGTTGGGAAAATACACTCCCGAAATATCTGGAACGGTCAATCTTACACGATCTGAAATGCCGACAATCAGCTATGCAGAGTTTACAGATGGTTCGGATTCTGAATTTTCACCGGCAATGATTGACGATTTTACAGACGGTTCTGGTGGCTCTGGCAGCACTTCTGAACAATTAAAAAAGGCACAATTAAGGTGTGTAAAGCGAATAAAAAAAGCTGATTATGATGCTCTTGTAGCCGCAGGAACTGACCGAGCAGATACGTTGTATTTCACATTTGAGGAGGGCTGATCGGATGATATATAAGGCATTTTTGAACAGACAGGAAATCACTGGGTTTCCTGTCAAAGGTAAAGAAACAAGTGAAATATGGGGTGGAAATACATTGTTGTGGAAAAAATCTGGCGGTATTAGAAAGAATATAGTTGATTATGCTGCAATCGACAAATGCACAACAACCACAGGAGCTACATTAGTTAATTTAATTTATGGTTTCAAAGGAACAGGAGGTGCGATCAGTAATAAATTCGCATTTTTTGTTGGCGGAAATTCAATAGTCAAGATAATATATGATTTTAGCAACATAATGCAAAACGAAGCAGGTTTTGCGGTAGCATATAAAAACTATTTTTATATCCTTCATACAGACGGGCTTTTTGAAAATATCAAAGACTTTTATAAGTACTCTGACAAGGGAGAACTTATTTTCCATTATTCGAATTCCGATAAAGTTGAAAAAATGTTTTTTCAAGGATTCTATGTTGGAGATGATGATACTTTTTATTGCATATTTTACAATCAATTATCATCCTCATATATGCCAAGTCCAGATACAAGTGTTTCTCCGACTGTGTATGAATATAAAAATGGAAAAAATATCGGAAACAGAAAAATTGAAAAAATATCGTGCAAGTCTTCGTCAACAGATTATGTTTCAAACCAATACAAAATAGCCGGAAAAATACTCCTTGAATCAAACCGCTTTCTAACTCCGTATTCCGAATATCCGTTCATACAAGCTTTATTAGAAGTGAAATCAGATAAACTGATATTATTTTCCGGAAGAGATTCTGCTTCATATGTGTCTTTGGGGGGATATAAAGGCTTTGTATATATGACAGGAAAACTTGATAAAGATTATGGTGCGTATGTACACAAATATGACGGAGAAAATTACAGTCTTGTTTATTCTGCATGGCAAGACACTGATGCTTCTTTAGATTGGAGAAACTGGGGTATGCGTATACAGACTCCTTGCGCATTTTATGCAAATAATATGTACTTTATATCAAATCCTGATTCGCATAATTCTAAGTATCCTTATGGTGTATACAAACTTAATTTAACAACACGTGGAACGCCCAAACTAATATACGAAATGAGCAAAAGTGAGAAAATAACAAGAATATTTTACGGCAAAATAGAAGCTTCATACACTTTTATCGGGGCTGTTTGCCTTACAATTGCCAATAATAAACTGTATGTGCATAAGCAATTCAATGTCGATAAATACAGTTCGGATGTTTACAGCCTAGTGTATTCCATAGATGAGGTACCACTGTAAAAACGAATAAAAACCCCAAAACCGCAAATAAGAGCGCATTTTCCATAAAAATCCAAATAAGCCCTTATTTTCCCAAAAACCATCAAAATCCAAGCCCTAACCGTACTATTAGTTGATTGGTACAGAAATATGCAATTTAGAGGACAGGAATGTCCTCTTTTTTGTATGGCCTTAAATTGGTAGAGAGACATTGATTTTCAAAATGATATAATTGTGTTACAAATACATGCGCAGAAATAAAATCAGGAGAAAAATATGTCATCAGCACAAGTTAAAAATTTTATCGCTACATTGTCCAGATACGCTATGAACGAATACCACAACCGAAAATCATCTGGTCGAAAATGGATTCTTCCATCTGTCTGCATTGCTCAGGCGGCACTAGAAACAGGATGGGGCGCATCGGACATGATGGTAAAAGCAAATGCTTATTTTGGAATCAAAGCCGGAACGAATTGGAATGGAAAAGTCTACAGCTCAAAAACGAAAGAATGTTATGACGGTCATACATTTACGACAATCACAGACCTATTCCGGGCTTATGATAGTCTGGAAGAATCCGTATCAGACTATTTCGATTTGATCACCAGTCTGGGAAGATATGCCTTTGCATGTAATCAATCCAGCCCAGAAACCTGTATTCAGGCGATTTGGGATGGAGGCTACGCAACGGATCCAGATTATGTGCAGCAGGTAATGTTAATTATCAATCAAAATAACCTCACACAATATGATAATATAGATGACAATGAAGGAGATGAGACAGTGTCAAAAGGAGCATTCAAAGCGGTAGAGCTTGCTGAGTCAAGAGAAGGGAGGAATCAGTACACACAATCTGATCTCAGAAGCCAGGTATTTAACGGCTATTCAGATTGTAGCTCCATTTGGTGGAAATCATTTGAAAAGGCCTATGGTATTCAGATCGGAACTTGGACAGGGGAACAGGTGGAAAAAGGTACACAGGTAGCCTATTATGGAGGAAAAGATAATCTGACCATAGCTGACTATAAAAAACTGCAGGTTGGCGATTTGATTTACTTCGGTTCCGGAGAGGCAAAACACGTAGAAGGATTCGTTGGCTGGAAAAATGGAATTCCTATGCTGTTCGGGCATGGATCAGGAACGCCTTCTTATAAAAATGGACTCACATATACCCACAGCGCTAAGTTTTACCAGGCAAGAAGATTCTACACAGAACAGAATTCTTCTAACTCTGCTACAAACACCGAAACAGTTGCTTACGTAGCCAGAATGAGTAAAGATACTCAAACGTTTGTGGACGCCGGAAAGACAAAATCTACACTCTGGCCAAAAATCAAGAAAAACACCCTGGTAGACGTAATTAAAGGAGCAACCATTAAGGATTCTGCCGGAAAGAAATATTATCTTGTCCGACTTGGACACCCGTCTGAAGGATTTGTGCGAGAATATGTACCTGCAGGAAGCTTTAAAAAATATAAAAACTCCCGGGGATAGTACCCCGGGAATCATGTTTCTTATAACATATTGTATCATTTCGTTTTGTAAATCCTATTAGTTCGTTGGACACACGTTAGTCACAAACAAAAAAAATCATTTCCTAATTAAATATCCTCTAAAGTACTGTATTTAAAGGACTTTCTGACATTTGCATAGTTCTAATTAATATCCTGATTGAATACAATTAGAATAATGAGAATGGAATGAGTGAATTCCTTGTAAAATCGCTGAGAATGTTGATTTTACAAGGGTTTCACGCGTTTTTATGTTCTGAATTGTGATGAATAAAATTGATAAAATAAGATTCCGTTAGTCACAGTTAGTCACAAATGGGACTTTTATCTTTTCAATCTCTGTTCGGAGTTCTTCTAGTGTCCTGTGTCCATATACCGCGTTTGTAACATCACCGCCGAATGAATGACCGAGCATTCTCTTACGATCATTCTCCCTGACTCCATATTTTTCGCACAAAGCAGAAAAAGTATGCCGGCAGTCGTGCGGAGTGTGCTTCGGATCACCGACTATTCCTAAACGTTCCAGTGTAGGATAGAACAGAGCATTGCGGTGGTGCTGCTGAGTATATACACAGAGCTTCCCATCTTGAGTAAGAACCTTTTGCTTAGCAAATTCGTATACCGCCGAATGAATTGGTACTACGCGGTCCTTTCCTGCCTTAGTCTTGATCCCGCCCTGAAAGTATCTCTCTTCCAAGTTAGTTGTCAACTTAAGCACTTCACCGATTCTCCAGCCAGAATAACACATGATTAATATAAGCTGCACTTCCGGATCAGCAGAATTCTTCCAGAGAATTTTTAGCTCATTGTCAGAAAATGGCGTTCCATGTTCAGTGTCGTCATCCACGTTGACTTTTACATACAAAGCCTTGTTTTCTGTTACAATTTCTGAGTAAACAGCATATTTATACATCTGCTTGAACAGCGTAAGAATTGCCATAAGGCTCTGACGTTTTAACGGGCAGTCATCAATTACCTTTTGCAGATCAGGCGCTTTTAAATCCTCAAAGATACGATTGTACAGAGTCGTGCAGTTCGAGTAAGCGGTCTGGTAAGCTATTTTTGAACTATAAGAAAGTTTTGAACCCTCTGGAAATTTCCATGCGTAAAACTTCTTATATACCTCTGAAAACGTCAATTTCTTGATTTCCGGGTGTTTATCCTCGACACCCTTGATTGTATTGTAGTCAGCAATCAAACGAGTAACAAGGGTATCTACGTCCGTTGTAGGTGATATCTCAAGATCCCGTTCCATCCCTGGCTGATATGTTCCTGCCTTGTATGCGGTCAGTACAGTAAATCCTTTAATCCAGTCGTCTACATAGCAGATTGCAGGCGGTCGGACTACTTTCCCTGTCGCGTCCAGTGTAGCTGGCGGATGTACCGCAAAACAATTTCTCCGATTCTTGCCAAGATAACGGATGCTGCCGAAACTATTTGGAAGCTTTGGGTATTTCTTTCTTTTCTTCGCCATTTTTATTCCTCTTTTCTTTATGTAGCTGTTTTAGGTATAAAAATAACAGCCGAACAAATTTTCTGTCTTGTTCGACTGCTCCGAAGATGATACAATATGTTTTGCCAGAATATTACATTTCTTCGGAGATGTATAAACGCCACCTCGGTACGCCAATGCCGGGGTGGTTTTTATTTATTCTATTTCTTCAATGTCAAATGAATATCCAAGAACTTCACCTACGTCTGTACATTTTCCCTTTAGTGTGACTGTATCACCTTTTGCCATTGATGCGACTTTCGAACGCTGCTCATCATTTTTAATCTGGCACTGAACGCCGATTATCGCATATTCATCGTCGGGATAGAGGGAGATATATTTTCCAGATGAATCAATGTTCCCGAGTCTACCAGTGATTTCTAAGTATTGCCCTTTGTATTTATCAGATGCTCCAAGTGCGTTATCATCAAGCTGAGACATCATATCGTTGACTGATACGGCTGTGTATTCAATTGGTGTAGGTGTATCAGTTTCTTTTGCAGATTCCGTCTTTGCAGATGCGCTGGAAGAAGACGTGGTGTTTGAATCCGAATTTCCACCAACGGCACCGATAACGCCAATGGCAACAACTGCTAAAACTACCCATTTGAGTTTTCCACCTTTTTTCTTACTCATAGAATTGCTCCTCCTAATAGCTTTATTCGCCACGCTTCGCACTTTTCATGCGGATTATGTATTTTGTACCGCTGATTTTGCAATATTATGTAAAGTACGGTTATTCGTGGTATTTTTATTTTATCATTTTAAGAGCATATTGTAAAGATTTAGAACGAAATAGAGTGATTTAGATGAATAAGAAATGTTTTTTTCTATAAAATAGTGAGAGTTCATGTATATCATTGGCAGTTGCCAAGAGTCGGAATAGATGGTATAATAGTAAAACGAACTAATGTTCGGTTCTATTTCCCACAGCCGGACATATACTGTAGTGTAGGCGGTAGTTGCGACAGGGAGGGTTATTTATGGATTATAAGAAGGAAATTATTGAGATGGTTGAAAAATGTGATAATGAGGGCAAGTTAAAATTTGTCTATACGATTCTTATCAAATATCTAAAATCAAAGAAGCAAGGGGATTAACCCTTGCTCTTTTTGTTTAATGATGAAACTATTTGTTTTATTGCTTTCTTATCTTCTTTATCGAGTGCTTTATATTCCTCGATAAAGTCTAAGACGTCAGGTTCTGACATAAGGTTTCCAATTATGGTTGCATAATCGTCATCGCTTTTAGAACCCACGAGATATGTCGGTGTTACTTCCAGAGCGCCGCATAGAAGTTCGATAGTGTCCATATCTGGTTTGCACTTATCTTTTTCCCAGTCACTAATTGAATTGTGTTTTACATTGATTTTTTCTGCGAGTTGTTTCTGAGTTAATTTCTTTGCTGTTCTGGCTTGCTTGATTTTCTCGCCAAATGTCATTATCGATTTCCTCCTTTCATGATTAATAATAATATAGAAATTTCGAACTGTCAATAAAATAATTTCGATTTTCTCGAAATTTATTCTTGACATTCGAACATTTCGAAGTTATACTATAATTGTTCGATAGGAACGAAACTTAAATAGAAAGGAGAATTGAAAATGTGTGTTGGTAAAAAAATCAAGTCATACCTTGAGAATAACGGCATAACACAGACATTCGTTGCCAACAAAACTGGTATTCCTGTTCAGAAGCTCAATCTTTCTCTCAATGGAAATCGCAAATTAGATTTCGATGAATACGAATTAATTTGTGGAGCATTATCTGTTGGAACCGATAAGTTTCTTGAACCAAGGTTGCCAGAACGGAAGGGAGCTGATTGATTGAAACGTAAGGAGGTGAGAATACATGAAAGAAAAAACAGTTGCAGGACTTACAGACTATGCTTTAGAGATGCTTGGATATGATAAAGAAAAGATTCTCAAGGCAGTAGAAAATTGCGTAATGGCAATGGGAGAATTGACAATCGCAGAAAGCCAAGTTGCCCGTAAGCATCTGGACTCTGTTATGGAAGAAATGTATAAGCGGAGTCCAGACACCTTAATAAATACTATTCAGCCTCGTTTATAATCTTATTTTCATGAACGACAAAATTATAAGCATAGTTATAGGCTTGTACATACTGGTTGGACAGTGACAGTACATCAGAAGAATCAACTTCATCTTCACTGTGCAATTTGGTAACCTGTGCAGTCGCTTTGATATAAGCTGAAGCAATATTATGTGCAGCCAATTCAGGATTCACAGTACGAATCTTAGCAAGTTCACAGTGGCTTAATCCAAAATTGTCAAACATAGTAGCGTCCTCCTTTCCTCAATACTCAGCATGCCAGTGCCTGTACTTACAGGATAGGAGAACAAATATAAAAAGTCAAGGTAGGGAGGTGAAAACAATGGACGCATTACAATTTAACAAAGCCGTCAGTCGGCACTGCGAAGAATCTGGTGGAGACTGTTGCAAATGTGACCTACGGCTTTACTGTTACTTATCGCCAAGTGAGCGACCGGATGAGTTAGTGAGCCTGGTTATTGTTTTTTTGCATAACCACATTGAAAACCATGGTCATTATACCCATCACAGCGCGGCTTCATTTCCGTGTATTGATGATATGGACATGAGCACCGCAGTAGGCGGCGACTGTTACCAGAAACCTCATACTCTTCACAAACGTTCACATGCTTGTGAATCTTGTGGCAGTGATACAGTCGAGTGATTGTTTCAACCATATAATTCTCCTTTTCTCCGTACTCGGCATGGAGGTGCCTGTAAGTACATTATAGGTAGGAGAAAAGAAAAAAAACAATAGAAAGGAGCAAATTATGAGTAAAATTTTCATTCCACATGAGCTTAAAACCATCGAAGTTGACACAGAGAAAAAATCTTCCGCATCAACGGAGAGGATTTCGGACATGAATGTACAGGTTTTATGATTTCCTGCACACCGGATGATTTCCGTATTGATATGGAAGTGGACACGACCGTACACTTTGCAAGCTATTCCAACAAAGGAAAATTAAGAGAACAGGGAGCATATAAAGCAGAAGTTCCTTTAGTTGAGTCTCGCAGAGCACCGTAAGCTTCCAGAAGATAAAAACATTGTATTCTGGGATATATGGACGGAGTTATTGATTGCAGTAATTCTGACCAGAAAAAAGAAGAAAACAAGAAAGGAGCATGAAATGAGCGAAGTTGATACTTACATCAAAGAAAGCGCAGAAGTTCATCAGTTCGCCGCAGAGGTTGCGAGAATCATATCTGGTATCCCACAGATGCCAGAGTTCTCAAACGAGCGCCTGACAGTATCAGACGTGAGCAAGATGACAGGCATTCCTACACCATCTGT